TTCCCTAATACCAGTAGTGTCGTACGTATCGTACAAGTTACTTGGTTGTGCCATTTGGGCCTCCTATTAATTAAAGAAAATCTCTAAAGACTTTAGCAGCGTCTCTTACGCCACCAGACTTTTTGAGACGATTTAGTTTATCTTTTCTAAGCTGTGCATTTTGTTCTGCAGCAGTTTTAGGTGAGCCAGACTTAACTACTTTAGGAGCATTAACGACTTTCTTTTTAACCTTTGGATTCGCACGTCTAATCTTATCATATGCTAAAGCATCTCTAATTAACATAACTTGTCTTGAATCATAGATACTATTTATCTCTTGATCTTTAAAGCCTTGTCTTGATAGATAGCCTTTCATATCATTTCTTAATGCACTAGCTTTATTAGGGTCATTAAATTCTGGTATGAGTGAAAGCATTTTAGATTGTTCGTCTTGTACGAATCTAGCAAGTTCTTCTTGTTGAGCTTGTTGAGTTTCGTAATGAATCCTTTGAAGGTTATCTGCTCTCTTACGCATCTTGTGTTCTAGTTTACTAGCTTCAGCAGGATCGTCTTCGTACAGTCTTTCAAAGTCTATGTTTGCATACTCTTGTTGTAGTTGCGCCTGTGCTGCAGAGTTTAACTCATTCAGCTTAGCGAGTTTTTGATTTATCTCAGATTGAGATCGTTGAAGTGTTTGATCAAGCCTTGATTTCTCTAAGGATAAATCTTGTTTACTTCTTGTGTAATCAGCTTCTCGTTGGTATCCCTGAAGTAGTTCATCAAGGGTGACCTCCATTGTTTGACCTTGTACTTTGACTTGGTAGGTAGGTTCCTCTGAACTTTCATTTTGAATATCTTCTTGAGCTTCATCTTGTGCTTCTACAGTTTCTGTAGTTGCATCTGCATCTCTTTCAATGTCCGCATAAGGTACATCGCTAGGGTTTACAGTTTCTTCTGCAGGTGCCTCATTAGATTCTTGAGGTGCTGCTTCATTAGTTGGTTCTGATTCAGTTGCACTATTGTTCATAAGACCTACAATAGTTTTACTAGCATCGAGAACATTCATAGCTTCATCAGCCATAATACACTCCTTTGTTGGTTGGTGTTGTTAAAAGCACTCCTGAACGGTTGGTGCTATTTTTTCTTGCGTAGCTCTTCTAATTGTTTACTAGCAAGTATTCCTGTTTCCATAACGGAACGGAAATGATTTTCAAACTTACCTAAAATTTGATAAGCAAGGTAGATCTTTGTCCTTGCTAGTTCATCATTTGGTCCTGTTTGAAATATCGCATTAGAATATGAATCTTTCAAAGTCTGTAAAGACTCTTTAAAGAGTTCATCCTCTAGAATATCTTTAGCCCTTTGGCCCCTTGTTTGTTCCTTTATCAGATCCGACATCTATTTCTATAAAGGTATCGCTACCTTGTTTTGGTTGTGGTTTGTTCCCTGTTGGGATACCTTGAGGTTGTAACAGATTTTTAGTTGCAGCGTCAAGCATTTGTTTATTGCTATCTGAAATACCTTTCATTTTCAATGCTTCTCTCTTAATTGCTTTCTCATCAATATCTGCTTCGTATTTCATTTCTAGTTCTTTTACTTTAGCTTCAAAGTCTAACATCATCTTCTGATATCTAAGTTCAATCTCACGCATTCTATTTTCATATTGCATCTGAGCTTCAGCTGCTTTCTGCTGCGTTTGTATTCTTGATACAGTTTCAAATTCTGTTGGAGGCTTCTGTCCTCTTGGTGGCATTTGACGCATACCAACTACAGGATCAGTAAAGTAAGAATCAACATCTTTAAGACCTGCATTCTCCACAATCTTTTTCAATGTATTATAAACATTATTCATATTTACTATTGGACCATGTGGTGAACCTTGTAATCTTATACCATCTATTTGTTGTCTTAGGATTTGATTGAGAATAGATAACTGTTGATCTCTTGATCCTGTTCCTAAACCAACTTGAATACTTACATTACAACGATCTCTCCACTCCATAGGATTCATTGGTACAAAGTTATTTCTAATTTTAACTATACGTTCTTTATCTTGATATTTTACAACTAATTCAAATATCTTCTTGAATAAATCTTTAACACCAGTCTCAGCAAATATTCTTGCAATCAGTTCTATTCTCATTTGTGATTGTGAAAGAATAGTATTTATACCTGATGCAGTTTTATTAAGAGAATCAGTATCCATACCTTGATTGTATTTAGTAATACCACTTCTGTTTTCTTTAACAGTATCTAAATATTCAAGTAGTGGAAATGCCTGGTTGTTAATTGTTTGAGTAGTCATTGGCATCATGACTTGTCCTGGAGCTGCTTTAGTTCTTACAACTCCTCCTGGGCGATTAGTTAATAGATCTTCTAAATTAACTTGACCATCCATTACAGCTACTCTGTTATTATTGGTTAGATACATATTGTCTAGTATCTGACGCATAACAGTAGATTTAATTAATTGAATATCTTCTACTAATTCTGAAACTGATCTACCATAGAATCTATGTGGTACTACTATTGGAGTAACAGAACAGAATGGTTGTCCATCTACAACAACATTATCAAGTATAGTATAGCTATCATCACCAGATGAAGTTATCTTTCTCATCTCTGCAATACCGTCACCGTCTTGATCCATTTTAATATAGGATTCACAAATTACTATTTCATCTGTAGATTCATCTCCAGTTTCATTACTAAGATCGTTATCAATGTTTCTATGTCTTACAGTCTTTTCTTCATTATAACTTTGATCGTGTTCTTTTGGTAAAGAATAAACAAGGTCATAATCAAAACCCATTTCAACTAATTCACTTCTTGTTTTTGTAGTTCTATGACATAAGAAGTTTGCTTCTTCTAAAGTCTTTGCTCTTCTTTCAATTAAAAATTCTTCTGGTGGTACAGGTTCAAACTTTACTTGTCCGTATGTTTCTGTACGAGTAATAACTACATCATGTATTTTAGGTACAGGCACATCATCAAGCTGCTGTTCCATTAGATCTGCTGTCATTTGATCTTGAGCAGAATCAAGTTGTTCTTTTAAGTTCTTTCTTTGTTCTATAAATGTTTCATCATCGTACTCTGTATGTTCTTTTACATCTACGCCATCTTCATCAATAAGCATTGTGAATTCAGCTTCAGAAAGTTTTTCATAAGTTTCTTGTTTTGTTCTTTCTGATGAATCCCAATAAACTTTTACTAATCCATTTTTATGCAGCAGTGCATCTTTAAACATTGCATACAATGTAGTGAACCCATCATTATCTTTATTAAAAATATGATTTAGATAATCACTAGCTTGTTTG